TGAAATCTATCGGCAGTATGTCCTTCGGGTCCAAGAAACAAATCGGTGCTATGGCGGATAAACAGCACGAATTGAAAATCGGCGAGATGGCCCCGAAAGAATATAAGGAAGACAAAAAGGCGATGCAGGCCCACGCTGATTTAGCAAAACTTGCGAAGAAATAAGACGCCAATTTAACCATTTTTTTTATATTTGTATATTTCATAACATACAAACATAATGTCTGCTGATTCAATCCCTGCCCAACTCAAATACGGCGCCAGTGCCTCCGTTGCCCGTGTCGTCCGTGTTGCTAACATCCGCCCTGCTGGCACCGACGCCGGAAGTTATGGCGACTCTTTTCGCTTTGTTCTTCCTTCTCGTTCCATCGTAGATTTAGGCTCTTTGTCTTTGTATTACACCTCCACTATTGGTGGATTGATTGCTGGAGCTGATGGAACCAATGGGGTGCAGGCCTGCTCGTGGAAGGCCTTCCGCCGTGTCGTCTTCTATGTCTCTGGAGTTTCCGCCAGTGGTTCGCTCTGTCAGCATATGGACTTGGTTTACCACGCCCTCGTGAAGGCATCAGGTTCTCAAGAGTGGCTCCTTTCCCGCCTCAACAAGAATGCTATTGAGGCTGTTCTCTCCACCGATGAGTGTGCCGCTTATCAAACACTGGCAAGTCAGTCAGGTGCGACATCCAAGTCCTGCCATATGACCGCCGATGACTTCCTCGGTCTTCCCCGTAGCAAGAACATCATCGACCAGTCTCTGTGGGGTCAGGTTGAGGTTGAGGTTCAGTTGGCGGATGCTGGTCTGCTGAAGGTTCGTCCTCTCGGCAATGGAACGAATGCCCAAGCCCTCGCTGCTACCTACAGCGTGTCTAATATGAGGGCGTCCGTCGATGTTCTCCAAAGCGTCTCCCCTCTGTATATTTCTCTTTTGTCCCAGCGTTTGTCCGCCACCGATGCTCCTATCCGCCTGCCCTACCAAGATGTCCGCACCTTCGTCAGCACCAACACTGGCAGCGTCCGCACCAATATCAACACAAACTGCCTTGACGCAGTGATGGCAGTCCCCCTCTCCGCCAACTACAACACCCCCGTCGTTACCGCGGCAGGTTCAAGTGACCCCATCAAGTTCAAGTTTGACTCTGGTCGCAACTTGGCTTCTGCTAACACTCTTCGCGCCCAATGGCAAATCGGTCAGGATGTGTATCCCAAGACCCCCATCGAGAACGCCTTCGAGTGTGCTGATATCACGATGAACGGACTTCACGGCAACAACCGCGACAGCACCGCTCTTCTTTATGCTGGTGCCAGTGACGATGCTACCATCACATATCGTCGCTCCCACTTCCTTGACAACAACTTCGTCTATTTCCAGAAGTTGTCCCTGAATGCCGAAGGCTACAAAGATGGTGTGATGACCGGTATCTCCACCAACGGCCAGTCAAGCGAGATCATCTTCAACTCCACCAACTTTGGCACCAACGTCCTCATCGCCCAGTTCGTCACTTCTTGCTTGGTGTTTAACCCCGCCAATTCTTCAGTCAGTGTTGAGGCATAAGAACATAGGTCAATGCCATATTTAGAGATAAATAATAACGAATAGTATTATTATTTATTATATCGGTTTATAGTATAACAAGATGCCTCTCCCGAAGAATTACGAGTTCAGTCCTTTCGTCTTGCGGGCCAAGCAGGACGCGGCGAAACCCGCCCCAAAACCCAAACTCTTTTATGGTCTCCAAGAAACCGATGAGTCGCCCGATGCCACCGCATTATATAAGCCCAGAGTTCGTCTGGATATTAAACAGTCATTCGACTATCAGTATGACCGCTTTATGACTGGAACCAAAGACGCGTCCAAGTCGTTTAACCATTACCGCCCTGATGGAATCATATATCGCCCAAGCCAGATTGTTGAACTCCATAATGAGGGTGGCGATGTTCTCGAGAAGTTGGACCGCATGTATGACCTCGAGGACGGATATAATGTTCCCGCCGCTGAAGTAATGAAGTCGGCGAAGCGTAAGTAATGAGACCATAACCAGTGTCATTTTATTTTTGTTTCAAATTAAATAATACGAGACCATAATACCGTCAGGACGGTGCGAAACCGATGAATTAAACTAATTTTACCTATTTAGGCAATACAAGACTGATTAAATCAATCAAAATGAACCTAAAGCGGTAATAAAATCGATTTTATTACCGCTTTAAGCACTATTTGTTTATTTATTTAATATAACTATGCCTTTTTGGGTAAAGTTTGTTTAATTTAGACTGCCTGACGGTAATATGGTCTCATTTATTTGTTTGTTTCATCATTTTATTTTGTGATGGTAATCAATCACAAAATATTTCAGTAGTTAGATTTAAATCACACCGCATCAAAAGCACAACATATATTTTCTAGATTGATATTGTATTAGAATGTTAAATTACAATTGTGTGCGCTTAGAACCAAACTTGTCGGCAGTCTTGTCATACAAATCTTTCATATTATCGCAAACATAAACCCGCTCCTCATCAATCTCTCGCATCACGCGAAACTTATCCACTTCGGCACGGTGATGGTCTGCCTCGTTGGCGAAGATGACGCCGATGTTGGTCTCCATCTCCTTGCTGAATGCGGCGAAATAGATATTCTCTCGCTTCACGGGGAGAGCAGACAACAAGTCCAATGTTTTGGAGACGAGGACAATCTTGCCCTTGAATACATTCGTGATATTGATAACATGGTTTTTGATGACGGCGTGGGCGAGGAGAACATCAATGGGATTGTTAGCGGGGTGCTTGACACCAGCCTGTTGCGCGGCCAACTCCTCGGCATCCTTCGGCATCTGGAGCGTCTGGAGCAACGAGTCGCAATCAATATAGACCACGTCGGGCGTGGATAGTTTGGAACACAGCGACGTGATGCCCTTCAGCAACACGAGACCACGAACACGTTTGGCAAGTCGTCGTTTGTGCCACCACGACGAGAACCAATCTACAAGTAAGGATGATGCGGGGGAACCAGCAAGTGCAGCCACCCCCGACGAGATTGAATAAATTCCGGCGGCTTCCGTTTTAGAAAATAATAGCGGGTTATGATATAACTGGATATTATTTTTTTGGTGCTTCTACCTTTTTAGTTTCACGCCATAAACGATTTCTTTCTAAAATGCTTTCTTTATTTTCCTCGTAATGTTGTTTTCGTTGTGCCGCTATTTTTTCCTTATTGACTATACGATTCTGTTTTTGATAATCCTTAAGGGCTTCCTTATTTGCGGCATAATACATTTTGTTATGTTCTGTATTATCTCGTGGTTTGCGGACGTGGGTCGCCTCGTATTCTTTTTGATATTCTTTTTTTGTTCTTGATGGCATTTTTATATTCACACAATCCAACTCTTCTATGTATTTACGCTCACATTTCCGTAATTCGTCCTTTGTTTCACACGGATACGTTTCAAGTAGATTCATTTGATAATTCCCGCCTAATATAATCTGCTTTGCGGAACAATTCTTTTCCGTTTTACTTTCGGCACGATGCTCGGTCAATCGCTGACTTAATAAGGGTCGCGTTGTTGAACCAATATATCGTTTTCCTGTGTCTAAACATACTATTTCATAAATCTTCCCGAGTGCGTAATTTACCATTGTGGTTTCTTGTGGTTTATATACAATTCTTTTTAAATCAATTTTATATCGTTCCATTTCTAAATAGACCCCGACTTGACCAACAACCCCATAATAGTTTCCAACTTCTTCTTCTGCTCGTCCAACTGCTCCTGCAGTGTTTGGATGCGCTGGATGTCCGCCTCGTTATGGACGCTCCGGTTATCGTCTTGTATCGCGACGACAGGATCGGGTCGTTGATAAACAATTGGATTACCCGACGCATCCACACTTGGGACAGGACGCCCTAAATAGGTTTCCTTATTACATATATAGTTTTTGATGTAGTCATCATCGCTACCCCACGCTTGATATTCGTCGCCTTCTAAAATATATTCTTTTTGATACATCCCCACTGGCGACATAAGAATACACTTTATAAATGCTTTTAATCCTATTTCAATTTGAATAGGAAAGAGATGAATCTCCACCCCATTCGTTGTATAAAACACTCTATTTGCCGCCATTCTATATATCATATACATATTATTATATTTCAAATATATTTTACAAATAACTATATGATTTTATGACTTGTTTTATCACACATCTACCACCACTAAAAGCATTTGCGGTGATACTTTCAAGTTTGAAATGGGTTGGACACCATCTGGACAGATTATTAGAGCTATAGTTATAAAATATTTGAGTAGCAAAAACAGGAAATAATGCGTTAGCATTATCCGTTGACGGACACATAGCAGGTTGTTTTTGCACAAGATACACGACAAACTTGGTAGCACTAATAGCAGAAATACGATAGGTTACCATCGCTTGTGCAGTGGTTGGAATAATCCCCGGATTTAAAAAGTAAATCTGGGAACCGACCGATGCGTTGGTATAAAAAGCAGCTGAAGTTCCACCGCCACCTGACCCTGGATAGAAAAAAAGTGTTCCCGCCCAACCAACCAGCCCCACATCTTGATTAAAACGCAAAAACAACCACGGCTGATTACCAAGCAGATTTTCCATCGTGAACTCTAATTCATAATCATATCTAAATAAATCCATTGAGGTAGGCAGGGCTATATTAGTATTGAGGGAGAGTGATATCTGGTCAAAATAAGTTATGGTTGGGGATCTTGATAATGCTATTGTATACGTTCCCTGACTAATAGTAGAAATTGAAATACCTGTTCCTTGTGTTAAGTCCGCCACTTCATTAAGGAATTGCCTACAAACATTAAAATACCCAGCCCCGCCACCCGCTACAATCGTGCCGTCATTATTTGTTGCGATGCTGGTATAACTCGTGCTGACATAACTACTTCCTGGAACTTGGTTTCTTACTGTAAAAGATAGACCATAATCATCACTATAATATAATTGTGTTGTGCTTGTTTGATTGATACAACCAACCCATATGATGTTGCCGTTGGGGCTAACTGACACCGCAACTGCTCCAGCCATCGTAATTGTTTTCCACGTCATTCCATAATCTCGGGAGGTCATCACCTCAAAGCCAGTCGTGAGTGCAACAATCCGTCCAGTAGCATCACAATTAATATAGGCGACAGCGTCAGTAGAAAGAACATAAGCCCAATTAGCCCCGTAGTTAGTTGAACGATAAACACCGCCGTTGTTATTGTTTGCGTGTAATCCTTCGCTTGTTCCGGATACTTCTACATATTGTACCTGTCCCGTTGCTGACATTGCGAGAGCGAATGCGGTTGAACGAAGAGCTGTTAGATTTTGGCTTACCCATGTGTTTCCGTAGTCGCTGGATTTATAGATTTTACCCAACGACCCTGTTCTCGGGTCGCTTATGAGTTGAAACTTTCCATCGGCTGACACACGAATACGGCGGGGGTCGGCATTAGTAAAATCAGGGGGGCTTGGTCGTTGCGTCCATGTTGCTCCTTGGTCGGTTGAACGCCATATTTCTCGTGCATAAGGTGAGGTGTTAGGGGCGAATCGCCCTTGAATCGCCCATATAGCATCACCTGTTGTAGTCCCAGCGATTGAAACCCAGTTTTTACTGGTATTACCAGTATTGTAAAATAAGGAGAAATTGTTAGAGTATATAATTGGTCTTACTGCAGCATCTCCGCTGTCTCTTTGGACGACAGCGATTATCTTCCCATTGCTTGACATAAAAATATCCGCACAGGTATTCGCGATTGTCATTGTGGGGTCGTTTGACCATGTATTACCATACCACGACGGCTTTCGTGCGGTATTTGTAGCGGCGGCGGTAATAGTGTAGTCGTCATTTGATGCTTCGTATTGCTGACTCATTGGGTCGTATGAAATCACATAATTTCCGTTTTGGTCGCTACTAACGACGATATCCGTGCCACCTGTTATTTGTTTGACATTCCAACCTGTGATCGTTGTGGCTGTCAATGTATTAATACCCGTTAAGTTTTGATTACCGGCGGCGGAACCCGCGGTTAGAACCTGTGCGATTGTCGGGGTGACTGGAATGCCTGTATTGGTTATCGTCCACGTGCCACTTCCATTATTCGTGGCTGTAATGCCTGAACCTGCTGTCAGTGATTTCACATTCCAACCCGTGATTGCTGTCGGTGTGATTGTGTTTGCCGTTATGACATCAGCATTGGTAATATCTTGCCCGTTCATGTTTAAATCAGTATTGCCGACGCTATTCCCCGCTGTCATAACTGTTGATAAGGTTGGAGTGGCTGATATACTTGCGATTGATGTATGGAGATGTGATAATGCAGTGTCATTGAATCGTAATGAAACGCTATGATTGGTTGTTGAACCTGTGGGTTGAATAAACCATTCTTCTAATGTGATATTGGGATTTTGATAATCGGTTATCACGAACGGTGCGGTGGGAAGTGGTATTGATAAAGGATAAAGTGCTACGGCGTTGGGTGTTAATGTTGATGGGTTGGTCGTGCCGTCATATAATAGCATACGAATTGAACCTTCTAAAATATATCTTGCGTTTATTGCGTCTTGTGCTACTGTTTGGTTTAGAACACAATTGGCATTACTACTTTGTAAATTAAATCTTAATCCTGTAATATTGGTTGTATCCGTTATAGTAATAGGACCTTCCAGACGTGTAAATACTCGGTCAAAGGTTGTGTTAGTTGATCCGCTTTGTGTTGGGAATGTATATAAAATATTACTTTGGTTGTCTACAAGAGTTAGTGTTAGTATTGTAAAGGTAAAATCTGGTCCACCAATAGATACACTTGGAAATGTAACATTAGATATTGTAATAGATACATCATTGGCGGGGACTTTGATTTCAGGGGTTGTTAGATTTAATGTGTTTCCTGAACCTGCTGGGCTGGTGTATGTCTTATTTATTAGGACATTATTCAAGGGGAGACCTGTAAAATATAATTTGGCGTATAATGAACCAGAAACATTTGCTGAATAATTTACAAATTGGTTGAGTTCGTATGTGCCTGATAAGATTGGGTTGGCTGCCTTTGGGATTGCTCCAAGAATAGACACGATTTGATAATTTGTATTTACATTATACGCTGAAAGGGTTGCGGTTTTTAATGTTGCGGTGGTATAGGTTGATGACATCGTTAAACTTGTTGGTGTAAAATTAGGCGTTGTAATTGATGTGCTTGAAGGTGCTGATATGACATAGGTCAAACCACCGCCCGAGGCTGCGATGCTACCTACTGCCACCGGTTGCCCCGCATACATCAAATCGTCATTCGCATTCGTGTAGAGCGTTTTTGTGGTTGGTCCCGCATAATTACCCAAAAAGGTCAAACTCGGTGTGGTTATGTTATCTTCATCAATTGCTGTATATTCTGTAAAAACTGGTTGTGTCAGGTTGGCTAACGCCGCCGTTTCTATAGCCCTGTGTTTGGCTTCGTTGATGACAACTATACCGTGGTTTTGCTGTGCTCCATTATTTAAAGGACCTGCTGGTATATCGTTATCAACACTAACTAATAAACGATAATCTACTAAGGAGTTGTTATTGTTCGTTTTCCGTTTAAAAGATGGTATAATATCGGGGTCTTCTTTTACAATACTGGCTGCCAATTGATTAACTCTTCTTAAAAATAAACCACCCAACGCTTCGCTCTTTATACCTCTATTATCAGGGTTTGATGTGCCACCTACTCTTAATTCTATACCGCCATTACATGAGTTCATAATCTGTAATGGTTTTCCCTCTGTTGATGCTCCTTGATGTATAAATATTCCATCGTTCCCTTTGATGTCAATCACGTTGACACGCTCGTCATTAGAACTAAGCGCCCAATTAATATTTAGCGGGTTCAATGTATTATGATTTTCCAATTTGATTGCACCGCTGAAAACGGATGTCGTATTGTTTCCTACTACTTGTGTGCTGACAATATCGCCATTTACAAAATATGTTGAAATCTTAGGGAACACTGATATGGGGGAACTATCAAATATTTTTAGACTGTCAATAGTAATACCTTTACTGGTTGTTATATCTTTATTTTTTTGAAGGGGATTGGAAAGGTTCATATGTAGAATATCGCTATAATTGAAGCCACCTGCGGATTGTAGAAAAGCGCCCAATACATATGATGGTGCTGACCCGCTTAATAATGAAGTAATATTGGCTAGGGAGATGCCAGTTGTGACTGGTAAATCTTCCCATCTGGCTTCGCTCGTGTATATATTGCCTTGTAAATAAGTCTGTGTGTTGCGTGTTTGTGTTCTTTTTCCTATTTGAATCACCGTATTAGTCGATGGTGCGGAATCGGGGGCATCTATTGAGCCTATGTTTATCTGTGCGCCCTTACCGCCTATATTAATAGCCGCACTGTTTGTTATACCTATCTCTCCAATCTCAATTTTATCGGCTGCCATCATTCGCAGTAAATGAGAGTTCATGCTTATCATTCCATTCGGCGATTGGATAAGGGTTTGATTGTCGGCGTAATTATTATCTTGTAGCGTTGTGCTATTATTCTTCATTCGAATCAAATTGAATCCCGCCGTTATAGTAAGGTCGCCTTTATGAATACCTGTGGGATTGGTGTTGACGTTTAGTGAAAATGTGTTGGCGGTTTTAGGGTCTGCTGAATTGCTGCCGACCGAACTCTGGTTTATAAACCGGACTTTATCGCTAATCGTAGATATGCTCCCATCATTGCTGTCTATTCTCGTTTTCAATACCGAGTTTCGGTTATCATCGGTGAGAACGGATGACTGGGTTAGGGCTGTGGAGTCAATGTTCGCGAGTTTGGTCTGTAGGGCGGTTATGAGCGTCTTGAGGTCTTGGTTCTTATTGTTGTTATCTACAATCCACTCGCTTGAGAGACCTGACGTATTCAGATACTGAAGCAAAAGTTGCAGCTCTGCGATCTCCCCAGCCTCAAACTGGTCTTCAAATACCAGTTCAGTTATGTAGTCCTCAAACCGCTTACCCTTGATAAACAGATTCTGGGCATTTAGATTGTCGTAGTTATAGATACCCGCATTATTAGGTCGTCCCGACATATTGTTATATACATTTAGAGAATATTTTATTATTGTAATTATATATAACCTAAACTCTAATAATGATACGCCGAGAGAGACAAGATGCGGGCCAGACAATCGTTCGCCCGACCAAGCACTTTATCAGCCTGACCTCGGCCGATGCCAACAATTATGACACCCCGAGTTTCAATCCAGGCGACCTCCGGATTACATTTAACAACGCCTCAATGACGAATGTGTCCTCCGCCAAAGATGCCACCTACACAACCATAACCCCCATTTCGTTATACGGTGATTGCTACTATTACAACATCTCGCCTAACTTCAAAAATGACAGAATCCGTATTCTCTCGCAGGGCGGCAAAGCCTTGTCGCAGACGATCGGTGGAGTTGCCAACACTCGTGAAAACTCTTTGGTCGGCGACGCGGGTTATGACCCCGCCACATTCCCCGAGGTCGTTATTCCCGAGGGCATGTATAATGCGGCCGAATTAAGCGTCGCTATTCTCGCCGCTTTGAATGCTTCAACTATCGGGTGGTGGACTGCAGGAGGAGCAACGAATATCGTATGGACGAATACCGCGATTGACGGCAACGGCAGGCTCCGCCTCGCTTATGTTACCGCCCACCCCACGCCCCTCAATATTGACCTCTACTTTTACTCCCAATTCTTTAGTGCGAGAATCAACCAAGCCGTCGATAGCAGCCGTCCTTTAGGAATGACATACGCAGTTATCGGCGGAGCTAATGTTTTCGGGGCATTCACATTACCTTACGCAAGTCGGGTTGCTGGTCTATTGACCCCTAAAGTCGTGGATTTGAAAACAGTCCAACAGGTTCAGGTTCATAGCAACGTCGCCGGTCGTCATTTCACCAAGCGTGGATACAATACCTCATTAGGCGGGTTCAGCATCGAGACTGACGCTGGTCTTCGCCCTTTGAGTTTGACGGATATATTATTCACATTCAACCTAAATGAAGATATGGGTTCTACTTTTGTGTTTGAACCGGCCTCCTATGAAATCTTCCAGCAACAGATTACCAACAACTTTGACGAGTTCCGTCTTTACCTTACCAACCACAAGGGCGAGATTATCAAGTTTGTAAATAATGCGGAAATCTCTTTTACTTTCAGCATTGAGCGCGAGGTAGTCAGCCAGACCGCCGAGGACCGCATTAAGGACCTCATGAACTATAACGCATTCCGCAATTAAGCACGCGCCAGCGGGCGATAAAATATACCGTAGTTATATAAATGATTTTAGAAACGCTTGTAAAGATAAGCGACCCAGCCGAGGTGCGACGGAAGTTCGAGAGATACCGTGGCAAAGATAACGCAAAACT